TCCATTCTATCATCGGGATAGAAAAAAAACCGAACCGTATTATAAGTGTCTGCGAGCTTTCTCCATTGTTCAGGAGTTTCGCTATTGGGAGGGATAGCACATACGATATCAAGATTATTAGGATTGATACCGTGTTTGGCGAAGTTATGAATAACCGTTTCTACCTGCCACAAATAATACGAACTTGACGGTTGCGCGCACATGTAACGCAAATTTCTCATTTAATTTCCCATCACAAAAAAGTTACATTAGTTTAACAAATGACATTTTGGGTGGCAAAAACCACACCGGAACTATCCACATTCACGTTCGTCGTAACACCGCCCGTAACCAATTGATAGATACCAGCGACGAGATGCGTGTTAAGTCCTGAATCGGTATAGAGCACCGAGCCGTTACCAATCGAGCTATCCGCTGAATACAACGTGCTGGACAGGGTTGTACCGCACGAGAACAGCGAGGCAACAGACGCATAGTTATAGGAGAACGCCGCGATCGTTGTGGTCGGAGCAATCGTCGGAGCAATCGTCGTGGTCGGCGGTGGCAAAGTCGGAGCAATCGTCGGAGCAATCGTCGGAGCAATCGTCGTGGTCGGCGGTGGCGAAGTCGGAGCAATCGTCGGAGCAATGGTCGTTGGAGCAATCGTCGGAGCAATCGTCGGAGCAATCGTCGTCGGAGCAATCGTCGTCGTGGTCGGAGCAATCGTCGGCGCAACCGTGGTGGTCGTACCTCCCGGCAACGTCGTCGTTGTGGTCGGCGCTAACGTGGTCGTCGTTGTGGTCGGCGCAACCGTGGTCGTAGGAGCAATCGTCGTCGTGGTCGTTCCAACACCATGATTAAAGCTTCCAAATAATCCACTACTCAATGTTCCGATAATCGGCATGGCTTATGCGAATGGAAGAAGTTGTCCCGCAACCACCCACGCGGGAGTAGAAATGCGAAGAATGGAGAACGTTACGATATCAAGTTTTCCTGCGCCGCTCGAAGGAGTCGGAACTATTCCGTTGGCCCACTTAATAGTCTGAGCACTTCCATTGATTTGGATCACATTTGGAATATATCCTGTAACCCCCTGCGCCAATACTAATGTCACGCCCATTGCTTGTTCCGTGGTGGTCGGTACGTTGGTCAAGTTGATTGTAAAGTTGCTTCCAATGGTCGAATGATACCAAATAGCGCCCGTACTAAAGTCGTGGACTACTGTTCCTGTCGCCGCTGTCTTTTCCGCAAACAATTCAATACACTGTTGCATGGTAAGCGGGCCGAGCACCACTGGGGCGTCATACGAAAGCTTTGTGTCGTCTAGATTTTTAAAATTGGCATCTACTTCATCGTTCGTTAATGGAGTGCCTTTAGCAGCACGATAGATGATACCACTGGCGCTATCATTAATTGTTGATGTCATGCGTTCCTCGAAGTAGTTGTTGGATCATAACTTCTAATTGTGCGATCCGGTTAGTAAGGGTATTTATATCAGTTTCGGTCTTCTTCATTCGCTCACGCCGTTGTTTATAGGCTATTGTAACCGAATGATCGGCGTTAATTAATGCCCCCGAATTATCCCGTCGAAATCGTTGCATATTATACAAGCAACGCGACGGTTCGCATGTCCTTGATAATCGGAACCTGCGCGGTGGAAGCCGAAGTCATAACGATTTTGATAGCAAATGTTCTAAATCCAGTATAGAGCACACCGCCCGAACTATAGCTAATCGGAGCCATGGGGGTGGTACTAAAGGCGAAGAAATAATCATTAAACTGAGATGAAGTGGGAATAATATTTTGCGTCATCAACAACCACGGACGGTTCGCAAATGGCTGCGGATCGGAGATATTCAATACCTTTGCCCATACCTGTATATTTGATGAGGATGGAAGGAATGCCGACAAATATACGCGCACATCTTCAGCATCTTCGCCATCGTCCAAAATCACGGTGCGAGAAATATATTTACTCAGAGCACCACCAGAACTGGTATTTTCTCCGTTCGATACGCTAATACCACCGCTCGTTAGAAGATGGGCCGAATTTGCAGTTAGTGTTATGTGCTGATCGTCGGTAATAGATAAAATTTGGCCAAGTACGAGGCCACCAGTTATAGAAAGAAATGACCCTACTGTAGTTTCTTTCGTGAAACTTGTTCCAGAGCCAACGATCAACGGGGAGTTTGTTGCGGCAGTTGCCGTACCCGAGATACTATTAGAAATTGCAGAAGTGTTGTCAATCTGATTAGCGACCACCGCACACGACAACTTTCCGAAATCGATAACTGGAGACATATTCGATACCGATGTAGCCAACACGCCCTGTATCTGGAATGTTTTTGGCGTTGTTGAATGCGAGAAGACCGCCATTTCCGAAGTCAATTCCGTCGTTCCGGTTACGTCGAGTGTAGCATATCCGCCAAACGGTGTTCCATTCGACTGATATATTTGATATTGCCATGTTGTGGTTGCTGTATTGAAGGCCAACTGAGACAAAGACGGCGCAATGGCGTTGACGATTCGATTTGTAAGGGTTAGTGATCCATTCACAAACGTATCGCTTGGAAGGAAGCTACCCGATGTGACCAAAATTTGGGCGCGACTCTGTGGCAATCCACTACTACCATCAATAGTGTTGTTGTTCGTCACATACTGAATAACGCCAACCCCCGTTGATCCGATAGCGGTGCCCGTAATGATATCGCCCGGGTTAAAAGTCACCAACGGATTTGACGGGGTAAGGATCATGTAGTCCATCGCCTTATTCGTCAAGGTCAGAGTGCCATTCACGCTCGGTGTAAATTCTGCGGCATAAATGGTAAATGTCAGACTTTCATTAATCAGTTCGACCCACGCGGTATTGTTATTGACCGCAAACAACGATCCAACATTGGGTTTCTTGTCTGTAAGCTGTGTCCCACCAACCACCGCATCTCCAACGACCGATTCCCACACCTGATAGCTCGTGTCGTTTCCGGTAGGAATAACGGAGAAGCAATATTCGGTGTTGTTCTTCAAATAGACCGGAGACGAGAACTTAAACTCCGTTGGGGCTGATCCATCTGTCGACGTATTAACATCGCTCGGCTGAAGAGTAACAGAACCAAATGGCAGAATCGTGTCGGTAGGATATCCGTTGACGATTTCACGAAGCTGTACGGTCACTCCGTTGACGGACGATTTTGCCTGAAAATATACATCAATTTTCGTTACCAGTATTCCATTGTCGTTGTTGCTGACAAAGAATGTCTGGGAAAGCGGATCAGAAGTATCTTCAATGTTGCTTGTAGAAACTTGACGGCTGACAACCAAATTCTGTGTTTGACGCTGACTGGAGATAGTCGAACGCGGTTTACGAGTACTGAGAATGGTGCGTTCGTCAAAGTTCTGTGCGCCAGAGGCCGTAAACACCGACACGGCTACTGTCGTCATATCTGTTGAGGTAGGATCGGTACCGTTATCGGTCAAGACAAATCCTTTTACGCCGACCGTAAAGGTTTCTGCCGGAACTCTAAACTGTCCCGAGAGGTTTCCGTTCGCGTCGATAATCAACGGCGTAGCAAGATTTCCGTATCCAGTATCCTGAGTATTCTTACAGAACTGAGTGACATTCACCCCATCAAAGAATACGAAAATTTGCGTGTTGGGCTTTAATCTCGACGCCGCGAAATTAATCACTTGAGAACGAATGAATGGAATGACATTTCCGGAAATATCCATCTGAGATGCCAAACTAATTCCGTCTAGTCGTTGACGTTGTTCGGTCGTGAATGTTGTCCCAAGCGACGAGGTGTCTATGGAAACATCGACATCCTGACTTGTTCCGAACCACAGGGTTTTCCAATCGTTCCACTGGGTTCCCCATGCGTTAACAAGAGTCTTCCAGTTATCAAAGAAGTTATTGGTATTCAGTTGCACTTCGGAATGTATGTTCGTATCCATCCACGTATCCACGGAAGGCGACAACACCACGGTCCCTTCAAACGTAAAGAGGACATCGCTCGCACAGTTACGAGTCTGAGTGATCTGATCATTCTGAGCATAGATCGAATGAACATATGGTAGCGTTCCCAACGATCCAATTGAAGGCGTGACAATCAATGATGGTGCAGTTGTCGCTGCCGTCCATCCTGCAATGGTGATACTTCCGGTGGCGCTTGGACCTGCGGTGACGTTAATGGTATTACCTGACACGAACGACCCCACGGGATTTAATCCATTGCTAATATACAACCGTACCCACTGATAGAGTGTATTGGTTGCGAGCGGAACATTATGTATGATCTTTCCTGTTCCACCACCAACGCCCGTGATCGTAGACCCTACCGTAAATGGCGCGGCGGGTAATGTCTGACGCACTACAAGGATTACATCATTCGCATTCTGGACAATATTGGTGCTGGTCGGATCAATATCAAATCCCACACTATCTAACAGAAAATAGGGACGAAGAACGCCTTCAGCAATAGAACACGTATATTCGGGATCGTACACGTTTCCGATGTTGTGACCAATAAAGGAATCCACCAAAATACCGTTTTTGTGTCTGTCATTTCCCGCAACGTCGAGAATCTGTAGGTCCGCTGCCGACTGTTCCAAGGCCGATAACGACGCCTGATATTCCAAACGATCCAAACGATTCTGCATCGCCCCGAGGTCTTTCATTGTGAAGCGACGATTATCAGTTGTAACGATACTGGTCGCAAACTCTGAACGATTCGTAATACGAGCGAAATATGGCGACAATGATGGAAAAGCCGGAATATGTACATACCCCAACGTCATCGCATTATTGGGAGATTTCGGAGCGACCGGAGTATCAGACGCGGCACCCTTAACAACCGAGAATGTTCCGGCACTATTCAATACGACACGATCTACACGATTCATGTGATATTGAATATTGGTAATAAATGTGCCGCTAGGGGACGGAGTAGTGATAATGCCGAGATATGTGACCGATGCGCTCGGATTGACTGTGGCCGTGTTTGGTGTAACAGCGGTTCCGGCTGTCGGGGTAATCGTCGCTCTAAAATCAATCGTATCGCGAAGACTGTATGTAATTCCGTTCGACGCGACATATTTCGGAATTTCCCACCAGTTGATTTCGCTTGACGTTGGTGCAACATTTTCGAGCGGAAGCGGATACGAGTCGATGGTGTAATATTCTGCGCTGCTGGAATGGGATAGCCACGACAACCGCACCAAAATGCTTCGTCCCGCAAATAATGTGTTGGAGGCGATGCCGTCAATTCCATACTGCGTATCCGTTATTCCACTCACCAAGAAAAAGTCTTCCGTTACGTCAACCCAATTTGTTCCGGCCCCACCATTCGTTGCCGCATCGGCTTGCAGGGCAGCAAGCGTGGCGGGAGCGGTGCCGGGCGTGGGGTTATTCGCAATGACATTAGCCCACACATTGCTGATTTTAAAGGTATCGTGAACTCCTAACAAATACGGGCTTACGAGAGTACCATATTCGTTCGAATTCACTATTCCACTTCCCGCTGCCGTATTGAACTGTACATACACATCTGGAATGAGCGTTTTTGTACCGGGAGGGTCTATGCTTCGTACATTTGCGATAACCACTACCGATGGGGTTCCAGTTACAGTCCCCAACAGATCAAAACTGATAGTATTAGTCGTTACCGAGACGCTTGCAAGGTCGATATTAATGTACTTTCCTTTCGGGATCGTTCCTGTCAGCGGACCTCCAGTTATTGTTATAGCAGTGTCGGCCACGACAATAATATTAGCATCGATGATCGTTTGTCCCGAAAGATTACTAAACGCCCACTCGTCACTTCCTGATGTACTAATACTAAATTTTCCAGTAGATGGCACGGTTTGCGTATACTGCTTGGTGGCAATGTAATCGTGGTTAGTCAACGATTTTGCGTTATCGCGGGTCAACGGAAACAAGAGCGCAGTATACTTGGTTTCCTGTAATCCCGGAGAGGTAAGGTCTGTATTCCATACCACATCGGCATAACTATGTACGGTATCGGGAAGATAGAGCGAAAATACCTGATTGGGATCATCCGATTGGGTTTGTCCACTGGTAAACGATCCGCTCGTCATGTGTATATCAGACAAGTAAATTTTATACTGTGCGTCCGCAAGGCCCGGGGAGACGCCATGACTTGGAATATAGACAATATCACGAATAATAGCGGTACCGATCTGTGTGGCTGGCGGGACTGCCCCAGAAAATTGTGTTGAAGACACGGCATGGACGGCGGACTTGTGGAGTTGTACGACTTCGCGAGTGTTCAGGCTCCATGGTCCCGCCACTTCATTAACCACCACATAATTGCCGTAATCGGTGCTGACGAATTCGGAATTTACAGTTCGCGTATCAATAGCTTTATCGGTGACGAGGTTTTCCGTCGCATAGAGTTCATATTCGAATCCGCGTACATACGCCTTCCCAGGCTGAACACCAACGACAAGTTTGCTAGGATCACCACCCGCATTGGCCAAAAAAATACCATGATCAATGCCGTTGTTTAGATGTTCGCTGACAAAAAGCGGGAAGTTTTGTACCGTATAGTCTCCCGCCTCATCATAGGTGCGTTGGGCGAGTTCAATACCCAATTCGGCGTACTGCGTTTTGTTAAAGCGCCGAGTAATGATTCCATCGTTCACCTCGAACAACAACACAAATCCTTCCGGTGCCGTGGTGGTAGTCGGATCATATGAGGTCAGAATCGTTGATGTCGTAAGGCGATCCGCGCCCGGTGCGGTGAAGTTATATGAACCCGATGCCGGATCAAGCAGAGTTTGATCATCATCTGCTGTCGTGATAGTTTCAGACAGAATATACCCTACGTTTTGGGTCGGGTTTTGTGAATATCGATCTAATACAATCGTTTGGTTTGAATGAAGAACAAAGAATCCGTCAGCATACACAATTCCGTCGCCAAGGGCAAACAGCGAACCAAATCCTGTTCCATTTCCGACGACCGTAAATGCCGATGCAACGGTTACAACTCCATTAACCAATAGCGACAAGGATTCCCCGCCATTGAATACTGAACGTAATCCTGTCGCGGTATCGTTAGACGTATACTGTACATATAACGTGTTCAGATTCGGAGATTGTGCTTCGCTTCCATTGGCAACCGCTTTAATGACTGCCGCAACGCCCGCTGGCGAAACGACAGTTTGTCCAATGTATTGTTCCAACGTTCCAGTAATGTCATTGATTTTGACAAACGGCACATTGAAGTTATGTGATTCCGCACATCCCGTAATGACGGTGCCTTGATCGAAAATATTGTCTCCAAAACGCTGAATTTGCGCTTGGAGCAACGTTTGTAGTTGTGTGAGTTCGCGTGCCTGAACCGCGTATCCGGGCTTAAACAGGATGCGTGAAAATTTCTTTTCTGCTACAAAATCGTCAAAATATGGAGATGTGTTCAGATTCATAATGTCCTTAGAAGGTAATATAGAACGTCGGAGTTTCGGTCTGTCCTACTTGACGTTCAATAGGCAAGAAATTTTGTACGTAGACAATATCTCCTGTTTTAGTATTTATTTGCGGAACGAGCGGATAAGGATTGGCCACAACCATGTTCGCAAGGGCTTGAGATGTGGTAACATTAAAGAGCGCACTCGTTTCCGAGATAATATCGATAAACGGAAGCAATTTAACAAGATTTCCAGAGATTTGAATAACCGTAAACAACCCCCCGCTATCTGTATTAATCACATCATCGTCGTGATAATTCCCCACATCCGACACTTGAATCGTATAGGTGGCATCACCCATGTCATTATTATAGATATCACCCAAGACACCATATGCTTTGATGTTTTTGATAATACCAGCCTGACGAAAATCATTATTCACAAAGAACGCCGGATCGGTAGAATCCACGTCAACCGATATAGCAACAGTAGTAGACAATAATTCGTCGGGAACATCCCCCCCATGCCCGTACAATGGCGTCAGAATGGGGTTCAGTGTAGCTCCTTCCCCGGGGCCGACCGTTGATACTGATGCGGTCGTGTACTGTTGTCCTTTGGCCCCTGTAATGATACTGTTAATATTTCCTGTGCCGCCTTCAACAAATGTTA